AGTGGGCAGTGGGCAGTGGGCAGTGGGCAGTGAGTCAAAATAAAGATAGTGCTTGACAGGGCATAGGCTATATGATAGGTTGGGTATAGGCACTAGCTATATGCCTAAGACATTTTAACTCTCCCTTGCAAGGGAAACATTGGAGCAACACGATGACTTTTGAAATACTAATAACTTTGTATGCAATCTTTTTACTGGTTTATATGCCATACGTTTTGATTAAAGTAATACGTATGCGTAGAGCAGACAGAAAGGCTTGGGAGAAATACAATGGTAGAACGTAACGGAGTTCACATTAGTAAGATGACAGGTAAGCTAGAGGGTTTACGTGCTATATCTACTAACACAGCAACGAATGAATATTGCATCAAGCAGAACAGTACGGCTAAGAGCAATAATATATGTACGCATTGTTACTCTCATACTATGCTGAAGTCATACCGCAAAAATATGCAACCTGCATTGCAACACAATAGTGATTTTCTGTCTAGTAAGGTACATGATATGGAGTATCTACCTGTAATATTAGATGCGTTCATGCGGTTAGATGCACATGGGGAGTTGATAAATGTTATTCATCTAACTAACTATGTAAATATGGCAGTGAAAAATCCACATTGCAGATTCGTATTGTGGACTAAACGCAATGATCTGATTGTTAAGTATTTCAAGGAGAACGCCAAGCCGTCTAACTTTATTCTTATCTACAGTAATCCTATTATATCTACTGTTATGGGCAAGATACCGAAGTATTTTGATAAGACATTTAATAACGTGCTAGAGCATGAACACGTAGCTTTGCAGAACTGTACAGGGCAGAAGTGCAAAGATTGTATGCTATGTTATACAGAGAATGACACGACAGTAATTGTTGAGAAGGTAAAAAAGTATTAACTCTCCCTTGCAAGGGAAACATTGGAGGAAGTAAAGTGACGAGTAAAAAGAAACGCTTGACATACCGCAATCCTGTCGCTAGAGATATGTTACAGGAGCGTAAGTCACCCCAAGTGATACCGCCTAAAAAGGGGAGCAAGGCAGTACGCAACCGCAGAAAGGAGAAGCAAGATGCGATACGAGATAATGAACTTTGAGAAAACTATCAAAGTCAAGAAACGCCCACTGAGGGTCAAAAAGTTTCGCTCACAAGAGTGGAAAATCGAGCGCAATAAAATGCGTAAACTGAAACATGCTAACATAAGGAGAGCATAAAATGATAAAAGTAACATTCACTACCCAGAGAAACAAAACTATTGACAATCCAAATGACATTGAACCAACAGTGTACAACCACCAAGACAGTAGGTGTCCTATAGGTAGTAATGAGTATAAATTACTTGATACAATAATTATCGAACATTATGCAACGCATACTGTAAATGAGCTAGTATCACTTACTGGAATTTACAAGGCAAGAGTGTTGTGGAGAGTCAAGTTTCTTATGGAGCATGGCTATATTCAGCCTAAGAGTAGGGTTTATTTGACAAAAGAGCAGAGAAGAGATTTGAGAAAGCAGATTACAGCTAACGAAAAGGCAATCAAAAGAGCTGTAGCACAACTGAATCGTGCAGCTTGACATATGGCAATAATGGCCTATGATATAGGTATCCTAGTTGACGGTAAGGAGAGAGTTGTCCAGATTGATGACACATATCCTGCCGTCAACGATTGGGAAACTGCAACAATTTTCGCCATACAGTTAATTATTTCAAGGTATGGCGAAAGTGACATTGAGTTTTTATTTTGTAAAGATTATCCATCAGAGGAGTACAAAAAATATGGTTATATACATGAAGCACCAATTCGAGTTCAATAACTACGGTCATAAGGCAGTGGGCAGTGAGCAGTGGGCAGTGATAGGAGTTACTGAACATGAATAGATTTATAATTGAACACGATCAAATAGAAATAGCACAGTCACTGTGTGATCAGCACATTGTCAAGATGCCACTTGAAGAAGCACAGATGTTATGCACTGCACTGTGGGAGTTAGCTCCTAACTATGCAGATGCTAACAACCTGTACAAACCTGTGCATCAGAAGCATCCATGTACTCTGTGGGTAATGGAGTCAGAATCCAACTACCGATTTGCTTATGGGCTATACACTGCTATGCTTGCTGAGTATACCCACAGGTATGGCAAGACACATGGTGCAGGTAAGCACTCAGAAGCTCTGAGCATAGGCTATGACTTCATGCCTAGCGGTGGCATTACACCACACCCTCAGTGTTTCTCAGGTCATGATGACCTCAAGACAGATGAGAAGTGGCCTATCAAAGCATACAGGGCATTCTACAAGCGTGACAAGATGGACTTTGCACGATGGAACAAGAACAGAGCCATGCCTGAATGGTTACAAGAGGGCATATATGAAGCTGACTTGGTGACAAAAAGAAATCTATGGTCAGTAGGTTTAGAGGAGTTAATAGCATGAGTTATCCAGACCAATCACAAAATGATGGAGATGTAGGCATGAAAAAATACGCAGTATTAGTTACAGGTGAGGTGACAAGAAGTTTTTCCGTCACGGCTGACAGTGAAGGGGAGGCAAGGACAGAAGCCTGTAACGAGTGGACTAGAATGGTAGGTGGTGATAGATCTACATCCGAAATACTATTAATAATGGAGGAGGATAAGCATATACTAAAAACTGTTTGACAATTAATAGAAAGGAGTTAGTAACATGAATAAATATACAGTAATATATACCGCAAATGGTAGGTATGATTCACCATACGATGAGCCAATCAGTAGAGTGGATTATATACAGGGTAAAACTATTGACGAGGCTATTGATGGACATATTAAACACCTCAAAGGATACGCTATACGTGATAACGTAGGTGAGCCAGTATTTTTAGAAGGCCATATACGACAGGTTGATATTGGTGCTGGTGTAGGCCACATGTTGGTGGGAAAAGATGACTTAATTATCACAGGCGTAAACAATGATAAGGTATTGTTTGACAATGATAAGTGACTATGATACAACTATAAGTATGGCACAGTTGCCATGCGTTAACCAACAATAAAGGAGATACACTATGAAAATTATAATTAGTATGCCAACCCCAGAGTTACAGAAGGCGGCTGAAGACAAGGTAGATGACTGGACTAAACAGTGGGGTACATTTGCTGATCAACAAGAGAAACTAGATGATGAGGAGAATACATAATGCCATTTGATTTTACAGATGAAGAGTGGGGTCAATTAACAAAAGACCAACAAGGTGATTGGATAGAATATTGGAGCAACCAAGATAGAGAAGAGGAGAATACATAATGCCATTTGATTTCACGATACCAGATACGGTAGACTTTGACATAGCCTTTGAGGATACAAAGGTAGATGACAAGAAGTATGTTCTTAACGCAACGACAGGTGAGTACTTGAATGTAGTAGGCAAGGACTTCACTTGCGTCAGTCACCCTGAACACTACAACGGTGTGATGAAAACTATCGTAGATACACTAGGCAGTGATGCAGTAGAGGATGCACAGGTCAGGTGGAGAGTTGCACGTAATGGAGGGTGGACTATGATGGACATGGTACTACCTAAAGTCAAGAACTTTATACGTACATCTAAGCATGAGACTGAGGTAAGCCAGAGAGTTATCTCACTACATGGTGTAGACTCATCATGCTCTAGCATCTGTCTGCATGGTTGGATAGACTTCTTCTGCACCAATGGTTGCATCTCAGGTGAACATGACAAGGTGAAGCGTAAGCATACATCAGGCTTTGACTTTGACATATTCCAGATGCAACTACGAGATAGTCAGCGTAGCTTTAATGAGCAGGCTGAGAAGCTACAGCTATGGGCTAGGCAGAGAGTAGGTCTTTACGAGGTCAAGGCTATGCTTGAGTCTATGATACCGTCTAAGCAGAAGGCTGAGAAGATGTATGAGTTGTGTTGTGCTGAAGCATCAGTACGTGGACAGAACAAGTACGCAGTGTACTCTGCCTTTACTAACTACAGTTCATGGGCAGATGAACGCAATGGTTTCAGCTTACGTAACACAGGCTATGATACTAAGAATATCAGCATGTTCAATCGTGAAGTAGAAGTATCTAAGTGGATAGACAGTCCACAGTTTAACCAGCTAGCCGCATAAGGAGGGCAACATATGTATATAACAGTAGGAACAGTAACAGTCAGAACATTTGAAACGACTAAATGGAATCCAGATACAAAGGAGCGTGAAGACATCAAGCCTGATGAGCGTGAGTATGAGATTGTCTCAATAGACAAGTATGTTCATGGTATACATGAGTTTGCTAAACTGGTAGAGTATTGGCATATACGCCTGCCTTATGCCGCACTTGACTTTCAGTTTACTTCAGAGATGGAGTGGTAAGATGGGTAGTAAAGAGTTGAATAAAATATGGGAAGTCCTACACACCTATCGTGAGGATTGCATACCAGAAGGTAGATCACTTTACGATGATGAGTGGGATGATATATGCTATGCGATGGCGAGATTAAAGGAGATGCTTGAATGAGATTTATGCGTGAAAGTTGGGGTATAGATGATGAAGAAATATAAAGTAACATTTACCTACGAAGAAGAAGTAGAAGCTACTGATCGTTGGGAAGCACTAATAACAGTAGGCTCAGATAGTAGAATACTTGAACACCTTGGATCAGATGCAATAGTGGAGGAGATAACAAATGGCTAAATGGGCAACAGAAGAATGGGTAGCATCTAAGGAAGATGATGCCAAGAGTGTAGAGCGTATACTTATTAGACTTAGGCGTGTAGCTAACCTGATAAAGACGGATGCTATATGTAGGTCAAGACCTAATGTGAGAGACAGGGCATCTGAAATGGAGTCACTGATATCTTTGTTGGAGAAGAAGCTAGATGAATAGATTACCTAGATATGTACAAGCTATAAAAAAGTCTGGTAGACCCACTGAATACAGATTTAACCCTCCTCAAACTTTAGTAGACGAGGGGGTAGTAAAACGTGAGATGTATGGCAGTGATGTTAGTCAGGTTAAGCGTATAGCTAAACACAACAATGATTTAATTGATCAGTATAGAGAAGAGAAAGCTAAAGTTTTAAATATAACAAAACATAGCAAAGTCAGTGATCTAGTCAGGTTATACTACGAATCTAACGATTTTGACATGCTACGTGACACAACCAAGGCTGATTATAGGTATTTATTGACTATACTATGTAATTCTATGGGTAATAGGAAGTATTCTGACATTACAAGTAAGGTAGCGAAGGCTGCATATGAGGAATGGGTCAAAAGAGGTGTAAGTTTTGCTAATCATATAGCTACTTGCTCATCTAGGGTATTTAACTATGCCATAGAGATGGAATATATCATATTTAATCCATTTACAAACATAAAACGTAAGCCTTTAGCTAAACGTAAGGTTGTATGGCAACATGAAGATGTGTTAAGGTTTCTTGATGAGGCGTATTCTGACTTTAGTACTCGTAACATTGGTCTTATTGTGCAAATGGCTTACGAATGGTGTCAAAGACTAGGTGATATGCGTACATTACGTTGGGAGGACATAGATTTTGATAGTAAAATGCTTACTTTAGAACAGAGCAAGCGTAGAGCAGAGGTATTTTTACCTATATCAGAGGACTTGATGGCAATGTTACGTGATCAGCATGATGACTTTGGCTTTCAACAGTATGTAGCACCTCATATACTACCCACTGAGGGGGTGTATCATCCTTATGCGATGCAAAGGCTTTCAAAAAACGGAAGGGGTGTCATGCGTAAGGCAGGGCTGTCTGAGAAGCTACGATTAATGGACTTACGAAGGACAGGGGTTGTACAAATGGTAGAAAAGAAAGTTCCATTGCCTAATATTATGTCTGTTACTGGTCACGCAAATGTTGCATCTGTGAAACCCTATTTAAAAAATACGTACACGGCAGCAAATGAAGCCTTGACACAAAGAAACGTCAGTGTACAATCGAACACTGTGAGTAACATTGAAAGTGATACATAATGAATATAAATAAACTACTAAATGATATAACACTTATAAATGGTGATACTAAGAGAATGGATTGTCCTGAATGTAATGGTAAGAAAACTTTTACTATCACTAATAATATGGGTTCTATTGTATGGAACTGTTACAAAGCAGGATGTACTGTATCAGGAGGTAGGCGTATTCACTTATCCAGTGATGACATTCGTAAGTCATTGGGTAAAACTGTATCAGAGATTGAGGGTATACCTAAGTTTACTAAACCAGAATGGATAGTACGTGATACAGATAAGATAGCATCTTATTGTGACAAGTGGAGTTTAAATGCTGAAGAACTTGGGTTATTGTATGATGTAAAGGAACACAGAGTTGTATTTCCAGTGATGCATAATGGTCACACTGTAGATGCTACAGGTCGTAGTCTTGGTAAAAGATTACCTAAGTGGAAGCGATATGGAAAGAATACCTTGCCCTATGCTCACGGCTATGGTAATGTCGCTGTAGTTGTTGAAGACTGTGTGAGTGCTGCTGTTATTGGTAGTCATGTATATGTAGGGGTTGCAGTGTTGGGTACATCTCTATCGGAATCGCATAAGAAGTATCTTGCACAGTTTTCAACGGCAGTAATAGCACTAGACCCAGATGCCCTACCAAAGACACTGCAATTTGCAAAGGAGCTAAGAGGATACGTAGATAGTGTGCGTGTCTTGAGACTTAACGATGACTTAAAATATAGAAACCCTGATGACCTACAGAATCTAACACGCATAGGAGAGAGCTAATGGAACTAAGTTTAATAAGAAGTTTAATGGATAAAGAGTTCTACGAAGAACATCGTGGAGCTAGATGTCCTAACAGATTATTCAGTAAGGATGTACGTAAGATAAAAGAAGCCATTGATGCAGCAATGGATAGATATGAGCGGAGTGTCACGCCTGCTGAGATAGAATCACTATTTATGTCAAACAATCCGACAATGACTACGGCACAGAAGCAGGCTTATAGTGCATTGTTTACACAGATAACGAGTAAGCCACCATTAGGTAATGACGTGGCTCAAGAGGTATTGTCTAAACTATTTCAACAGGTAGTTGGTGAGGACATAGCTAACTTAGGCTTTGACTATGTGAATGGTGACAAGACGAGCCTTGAACCACTGCGTGTATTACTAGAACAGTATGGTGATGACTTTACACCTGACTTAAAAGTACAGTGGGATGACATTGACGTTGAGACTTTACTATCTAAGAATGATCTCGAAGCACGTTGGACATTCAACATACCTACCCTTACACGTAAGCTAGAGGGCGTAAACGATGGACACTTGATTGAGATAGGTGCTAGACCTAACACAGGTAAGACATCCTTTCACGCATCACTGGTTGCATCACCCAATGGGTTTGCACATCAGGGTGCTAAGTGTATCATACTCTGTAACGAAGAAGGTTCTCATCGTGTTGGTGCTAGATATTTGACTGCCGCTACAGGTATGACTATGCAGGAAATCAAGAGAGATCCAGCCAAGGCTAGAGATATATATGCCTCAGTCAAAGAGAACATAAAAATATATGATGCAAGTAATCGTGACATGGCATGGGTTGAGAGTGTGTGCAAGTCATACAAGCCTGACATCGTTATATTAGATATGGGTGATAAGTTTGCTAGGACAGGAGGCTTTGCTAGAACTGACGAAGCACTCAAGGCTAATGCCATACACGCTAGGCAAATAGCTAAACAACATAGCTGTGCTATATTCTATATGTCACAGTTGTCTGCTGATGCAGAGAATAAGGTGGTACTTAATCAGGCAATGATGGAAGGCTCACGTACAGGTAAGGCTGCTGAAGCTGACCTAATGATACTGATAGCTAAGAATCCACCAGTAGAAGGGCAAGAGGAAGAAGATACAATGCGTCACCTGAACCTAGTTAAAAATAAATTGTCAGGTTGGCATGGTATTATCCATTGCGAATTAGAGTATAGAACAGCGAGGTATGTAGTATGATTAGAAATTGTAGATTTTGTGATGTAGAATTGTCACAGGATAATTGGTGTATTGGAAATATAAAACAAAAACAATACAAATGTAAAACTTGTGACGGTATTGTAGGAAGACAAAATTATTTAAAGCGTAAGGCAAAACAATTATCATCTTATTCTGTCACAGCGTTTAATAGAGTAAAAGAGGGTTATGTTTATGCAATAACAAACTCAGCATGGCAAGGATGGATAAAGATAGGTATGGCAGTTGATGCAGAGGATAGATTAAAAGGCTATCAAACATCTAGTCCTTTCAGAGATTATGAATTATTACATAAAAGTTTTTTTAAAAATAAACGTAGGGCAGAAGCTAAAGCACATAAACTTGCAGGAGAAATTGCTGATGAAACAAGAGGGGAATGGTTTAATATTAGTAAAGATAAAGCAATTAATATAATTAATAGTATTGACAATGTAGAAAAAACAGGTATACAAGATATAAAAAAGGTATTTATTTAACATGATTACAATACTAGATGTAGAAAACACTGTTGTAAAAAGAAATGGCAAGATGCATCTTGATCCATTCGAACCAGAGAATACACTTGTTATGGTGGGGATGCTAGATGGTACTGGACTTGAGCAAATTGTAACGTTTGACCACACAGAGCATCCCCCCACAAAAAATGGTAGAGAGATAGTACAGAAAATGCTTGATCGTACTACTCGTTTGGTTGCACACAATGCAGTACATGATTTGATGTGGCTGTGGGAGTCAGGCTTTACCTATGATGGTAGAGTATTTGATACCATGCTAGGTGAGTATGTACTACAACGTGGGCAGAAAGAACCACTATCTCTTGAAGCATGTGCAGAAAGACACCATCTACATACACAGAAGCAGGACACATTAAAAGAATACTTCAAGCAAGGACTGAATGTATCAGAGATACCACACGATGAGTTGTCTGAGTATCTATGTGCTGACTTACATGCGACACAGCAATTGTTCAGACATCAGGACAGACAGTATACCTATGGTGCAGGTAGATCTTTAGTAGATACAATACGACTAACAAACGACTTAGTTGTACACCTAGCTCGTATATACCAACGTGGTTTCAAGGTAGACATGGATGCACTTGAAGAGGTACGCAAAGAGTTTGAAACAGAGAAGCAGGAGCTTACAGTACAGCTAGAGAAACAGGTACACAAAATTATGGGTGACAGACCCATTAATCTCAACAGTCCAGAGCAGTTGTCATGGATTATATACAGCCGTAAAGTAAATGATAAAACTACATGGTCGTATGCTTATGAGGAACGTGTTACAAATACGCAACACACTGACAACATACGAAGTCTGACTACAAAACTATACAAGCAGAAAGCAGAGAGATGTCAGGAGTGTAATGGGTCAGGACAGATACGTAAGATACGTAAGAATGGTACACCACATAAGAATACAAACAAGTGTCCAACCTGTGCGGCTAGTGGCTTTCTGTACATAAATAGCAAGGAGATAGCAGGATTAAAGTTTAATGCACCTGATCCTAAGTGGGTCAGTGCCAATGGCTTTAGTACTAGTAAGGACAATCTTGTATACCTAGAAGGTGTAGCTAGATCTCGTGGTATGAAGGATGCAGAGTTGTTTCTACAACGAGTACGTAGATTGTCAGCACTTGACACCTATCTATCTAGTTTTGTTGAGGGTATAGCTACTCATGTTAAACAGGATGGTAAGCTACATGTACGATTGCTACAACACAGGACAGGTACAGGCAGGTTGTCTGGTGCTGATCCTAATATGCAGAACATGCCACGTGGTGGTACGTTTCCAGTTAAGAAAGTATTTGTATCTCGCTGGGATGGTGGACAGATTTGTGAGGCTGACTTCGCTCAGTTAGAGTTTCGTGTAGCTGCCTTTCTTAGTCAGGACAAGACTGCAATAGAAGAAGTAACAACAGGCTTTGATGTACACAGCTATACAGCTAAAGTTATTAGTGATGCAGGTCAAAGTATATCTCGCCAAGACGCCAAGGCACATACATTTGCTCCTCTCTACGGTGCGTCTGGGTTTGGTCGTACACCAGCAGAGGCATCCTACTATCAACAGTTTACATCTAAGTACTCAGGTATAGGTGCATGGCACAAGAGGCTAGCCAAGGAAGTAATTACCACAGGTAATGTGCGTACCCCATCAGGTCGTGA